TGTTCATGACACGAGTATACAACTCGGAATTTGTGACCATCATCTGAAGGAATAGACGTTGTATATCAGTGTTATATTCTTTTAGCAAGTTTTGTCCTTATCATCTGTAATTTGATCTTACTGTTAGTTGCACTTTTCAGTATACTTAGCAACGTCGGCAATTTGCCATATTTTACTACTGCATCATTGGCATCTTTTATCTCATCACTCCATTCGGGAATGGCGACATGAAACCCTAGCTCTAATGCTCTATCGCAAATTGCTAGTCCAGTCTTATCTAAGTCCGGAACAACAATCACTTTGCGATTAAGTCTTCGTAATATCTCTGCTTGTTCATCACTGATTGTATCATGGGTTAGCGCACAGGCGTTAAGAGAAAGGGCGTCAAAGATACCCTCAACTACTAAGCAAATTTCCCAATTAGGCTTCTGAAAATCATATCCAAACACATACCCAGTCTGCTGTTCTTTGATGAACTTTGGTGTTCTGTCATCAAGATACCTACTAGTATGCCCTACTATCTTGCCCTCAAACGTATAAGGGATAATGATTCTGTTGCTGTTTCTACCCTGCTCATCAGGAGTAACCATAAAAGGATACTCATCGTGTTTGATGCCGCGCCCAGTTAGATAATCAATGAAGACCTTATGTTTCTCATTAGTAGCATCAAGTAGTTCAGCATCAGGCATCGATAGTTCTTTGAACTTTACTTTCTTCTTTTCTTTTCTTACCTTGATAAAATCAAGCAAGTCTTTTTGTTGTAGACTCTCTAGATTCCACTTAGCAATCTGATTCTGTTCAATGCCGCACCATTCAAGTAACTGTCTTGTGTTGCGACTGATACTCTTTCCTAACTGAAACCCAGCTTTGAAATCACAATTGAAACAGTGATAGCTCCAGTTGTCGCCATCAAATCTAATGCCTGCTCTGCTTCTCTTGTCAGCTTTGTGCCCGCGGTGATGACAGCAGACCGCATTGAAGCTAGTCCAGCCGCTTTGGGTAAGCTTCTTCTTTCCCGGAATAATTGTCAGGATATCAAACATTAATTGACTATAACACTAAATTCGTTATCGTGCAAGTATATTGGTTACCGCACCTGAATTACTTGTAAATTCTACCTTGACGAATGGATGATAACCATGAATGGTGTAGCCTCTAGTTTCAGTGACATCAGCTAGTTCATTATCTTCTTCAATAATATAGAAGTCACCGTCTACGATACTTGATCCTAAAATAGCAACATTTCCGTAATATTCGTCATAGCGTGTTTGAATAGTTAGGACTGGATTAGATTGTGTGTTAATGATACTTGTGTCGTATACACGATTAGTATTGCCGCTGCTATTACTAATGTTGGGGAAGGGCTGTCCTGTAGGAATAGTCACAATCTGTGAAGGAACAAATGACGGCAATACAGAATTTACAATATTCATGTCGCCTCTTGCCCCAGCATTTGCATCTACAAATACAGGATAGTCAAATTCGCCTACCGGAATCTCCAGTGAATAATATGCTCTTTGAGCATCAATGTCTTCGATATCAGCAGCATTAAGATTAAGAGAAGCGATTCCGGTTAATGCGAAATCTAAATCCAATGCTTTTCGAATAAGTACCTGAGTTCCGTTATAATTAAGGATCCTACAAGTAATACTTTTACCTGTGATGTCTACTGGCTTCTGTTCTTGATTCAAGAACTGAAACTGAATCTTGTTATCTACACCCTTATTGAGTGTTAATGGTTTTGCATATACAGGCATATACTTCCTCGGTGAGTTTCCAATGAGGAGTACAACAGTTTGACGTTGTGTATAAACGAATACAGATGTTGTGTACACTTAATTCTCCTCAGTAATAGTATTTATTCCCAAAAATATTAGTTTGGGTAAAATGGTGTAAATATGTATGTGAGTATGAACGAAGACTTTTTTAAGAAGCTGAGCGAGAACCATCCGTATATTTCTATTTGCTCCTATGCAAGTCAGGACTATGTGGGTATAATCCAAAACCGGGATGATACCGTAACGTCAATCTATGACTACGGGGCAATCGTACAACCTAATCTAAGAGAAAAATTTTTAGAATTAGGTGATATATGGTGGTGGGAATCGAATAGAACGATTCCCATAAACCTTTTCTTGAAAGAAGAATGGCTTATCTTCAAACCATATATCAAAACATTCAACAATAAAAGTCTAGATATTGTTCATGGACCGATTGTTAGTATGAATGAATTCATTAAGAAGCGGTCAAAACGTAGAAGTATCACTCTTGTTAAGCGGATGCCTTAGAGATATTCTTCCGGAAATAATGTTATTGAGGAACATTTAATAAATCTTCCGTTACTGTCACGCATAATGATTTCAATTTCATGCGTCTCATCATCAAGATTTACTTGAGCAGCCCGATCTTCTCCGAAAGCCTCTTTAAGATCATCCATAATCTTATCGCATAGCTCCTGAGAAATAGAATGAGTTATATATTTCCCGATAATATTCTTTATCTTTTTACCAGTCTCGTGGTCAGTGATACTTTCCATTTTTACGTTTGTGTCAAATGTTGACATGGTTAACCCTTTCTACTTAATTTCTTTAATTCTTTTTTGCGCTTGTCTTTAGCCATCTTAAACGACAAGTCTCCCACTCTTTGGTTGAATGTAACTCCGATCAAATGGTCGTATTCATGCAAGAATACTCTGCATTCAAACCCAGTCAATTCACGTTCAACCAATTCACCTGATACAGTACTGTATTGAACTACTGCGCTTGTAGGGCGTTTCACCTTCATAAACAAGTCGGGGAAGCTTAAGCAGCCTTCTAAATCATTAGCGCGGTCTTCTGATAGTGAAACAATTTTAGGGTTGATACAGGCAACAAGCTTGATAAAGTTGCCCATAATAAAGATGCGCTTCTTAATGCCTAACTGAGGGGCAGCAAGACCAACACCACCGTTGTCAGTCATGAACTTTGACATAGCTCTAATAAGTTCTTCGGGGCTACCGTCAAGTCTAAAGTCCCATTCTTCTGAGACTTCAAGTAACTGAGCATGATTTTCAGGTAGTAATTCAAGATTCATAGTTGTACTCCATACTCTCTTAGTATTTCAATGTAGTGGTCTTCACCCTTATGGACATGCTCAACAAAATGGTCAGGCGCTTCATCGTTAGCCATGTCGCTGATATACTTGTGGCAGATAAATTCTACATTTGCTACTTGACACGCTTTAGCAATAGCATATGCTTCCATATCAACTAGGTCAGCATTGATATTGTATGTGTCAGTTACAAAGTTATCACCTGTACTCAGTGACCATCCGTCATCGCCGATGACAATAGGTGCATGTAACGCTTCTGCTTGCGGTCCAGTAATAACCCCACCTAAGATAACGTCACGTTGATTAAATGTAGTACACTTGTAGATGCCGCCGTGAGTTGCAGTTATGCCACCAGCAGTACCAAAGTTGAATACACGAGTTGGCTTGTGTCGTTCAATTAATGTAGCAGCAACGATAGCCGCATTTACTTTGCCGACGCCAGTAAAGAATACACCTTTTTTGCCAACAAGATTCGGTGCCTCTTCGGGCATTGCTAAAAGAATTATATTATCCATTAAAATAGTACCTTCATGCCGACATTAGCATAATTAGTTGTACCGTCTCGGTTCTTCTTGCTTCCGATTTCCATCTGAGTATATATGCCACTACTAAAATTAGTTGACAAATTTGCAGAACCCGTGTATTCTATTCCACTAATATCGATCTGTGCAGCAGTTGAGAAATAGTTCATTCGAGCGATAGCTTGGGTGCGCCCCAAAAATTCGTTTGATGCTTCACCGGATACTCGTAAAAGAAGGTTCTTATTTAGAGGAATATCGGCATTCATGCCGCCTGACAATTTGATAGAGTTGAATCCAATAGAGTCAGCAGTGGGCATGTTTGCATTTTGAACTGATGCTGAATAGTACTTGGTATAACCAAGTCGTGTATATGGTGCAAAAGCAGCAAATTTCGTTGGAATCGTTGAACCTGCTTCTAGTGCAGCAAAAGTGTTACTAGTATCTGTGTTGCTGATATGCAACTTGCCAGCGCCTGCTATTAAAATAGCATAGTTATTTTTATTTCGCCAAGCCAGATTGCTAGCCATCGTATAACCACGAACACTTCCTGTACGGAATACATTTGATGTGCCTAACGACAATTTATTGTTAATTGAGAAGTTAGTTCCTATACCAATATTGTTTTGACCAAAGGTATATGTAGTAGTCTTCGGATTGGTTGCGGCTGCATTTATAATTTGCCGTATTGTATCAGTATTAATTTGACTAGCCGCAGCAGTAGTTGATGCAGTGGATTGTGCTACTACAGCTACTATAGCTTGGACCTGCTGATTCTTTAGTTTCAAAGTAACATTGTAGGAGTTCACGAGCATAGACCCGCTTCCTGCTTGAACTTCTACTCCAGTTTTTACGCCTTTAAAAAGCCAATTCGGGTCAATATCTTTTGATTCAAGAAGAATAGTGAGTACTTGCATCCAATCAATAGTACCTGATGTATTCTGACTACCGTCAGTAGGTATAATAATGATATTCTTAGCCCCCGGGATGAGATCCACTAACGCATCAGTAGAATCGGAAGGTGATATCAGCATATTGTAGTTTACACCATTTTGTGTAAATTGAACACTACGAGCACCTGGCTTTTGACCAAAATAATTCTTTGGATTTCCCCAATATAATATATGTTCATTTGGTTTTACACTAAAAAGTATTTCAGCTCCAATTTTACCTGTCTTATCATCCCACAACCATATATCATGCATGAGGTTTATATATTTCATATCACCCGTCAGAGTAATATCATACGCGGTTTTAAACTCTTGAATGTCTCCGACCTTGCCAATAGCATTTTGAGTATTATATCCACTCAAAGCCAGCGTAGTTTTACCGAAGGCAACTGCAGGGAAACCATATACTATATTACCCTCACCATATGGCTTATTTGGATATTGCCAAGTAAGCAGTGTTTTGTTTGGGAATGTAGCAGTTTGTATTTCTACTTTGTGAGAATATTCATTTTTTGGAATGTTTAGCTTTTCTGCACCCCAGCTATTGATGTATACTATATAATCACCATCCTGATAATAATCTACTCCAGGCTGTCGGACACTTAATCCCGTTGTCAAAGTTTTAGTAACATTGACAACTGGTCCAGGCGCTGGTGCAGGAGTCACCGGCGGAGTTTGCGCAGGCGCTGCTACAGGGGGCGGAGTTGAGACTAAGGCGGGGCCGTTTCCGCCCCCGCCGCATGCAGCCAAACCAAAAGAAACACCGGCAAGTAGGATATTTCGAAGCGCAACCAACTTAGTATTCATTGAAAAGATTCCTTTTTCACATTGCAATAATATCACAATAGTACAAATTTGTTGCAATGTCAAGTGAATTTTAATTCAAATTAAGGAAAATCTACATTTTATTCGGAATCATAGGTCACCAATGCAATCATAGTTACGCCAGTCTCACGAATCTTGCTACTCCCGTTGAGATACGTGAGGTCAATAACGCTTGCATAAAAAATATCCTCCGGCCTTACGCCAATTCTGCTTAATAGTTGAATGGTTGCTAGTGCTGTCCCGCCGGTAGCATTAACGTCATCAATGATACCAACTTTAGTACCTTCACCAATGTCAGTATTACCTTTAATTTCTAGTGTGCCGCTATCATATTCATACTCGTATGACTGACTGATAATCGGGGGCGGCAACTTGCCCGGCTTACGAATCATATGAAATGGCAATTCAAGTTCAGCAGCAACAGGCGCACCCCAAATGAATCCACGAGCATCCGGTGATGCAATACAATCAACTTCGTTGATTGCCATAAACATCCTAATACGATCTAGTGCCCAACGGAAATCGCCGGGCTTAGTCAACACAGTGCTAAGGTCTTTGAAGTTTACTCCTTCCACTGGCCAGTCTTTAATTTCAACAATAGAGTCTCTAATCATTCTTTTGTCCTTTTAGTAAATTCATATGTACCACTACTAGCTGCGCATATGCAACTGCGTGACTACGCTTGAAACTATATCCGGTCTGATCTTTATCCCAGACAGTTTCGTTTACATCTTTCCAAGTTCTACCTATAAGATGTCTCTTTGCAGGTCGTATGGCTGCAAGAAACATTGCCAATCTAGGAATACTATCAATAGGTTCCGGCATTCGCTGAATGAGGTCATACGAATTGCCCAAGTGAATCAATTGTTCTACTATGCTGCGGTCTTTCAACACGGACCAATCAGGGTCACTCATTAATTCTACAAGATGTTCCTCACTCTGCACTTGATTGTAAACGTGTACGTTAAGCAAATCAAGTTTAAAGTAACCTCTTTTTTCTGCATCCACGTAATGTAGTGCAGCCATGACATGTACCGGATCATATGGAATTTCAGTAATATAGACACCAGTTGGATGTTTACGCACAGGATCAACATTACGCATTGACGCAGGAATATGCTTGATGACCGCTAGTAGTTTGTCGCGGTCACCCAAGTCAATGTCAATGTCAGAGTCAATTCTCATGTAAATATTCCGAGCTTCATTTACTTACCCATTTCAATCTTCCTTTTCACTCTTAGAGTGAAAATACTATCGTTAGCCTACAAGGTGTTGTGCAAGAACCATACAACTCAGCCAAGCCCACATCGTATTGAAAGCCACGAGCGTGGGCAGCAACTTCTTATTCGAAGCCCAGATAAGTGTAAGACTTGTTAGGAGAGTTAGGAAATACAACCACCAAATCTGAATACCAAAAATTAAGCCAGGAATAATAATAACAGCTTTGGCCAGCCAACTTGCTGCTTCTACTTTGTTATAGAAGTGATCCCAATACTCTTTTGTAAACCACATACCGTAGCACTCGCGGATTTTATCCCACCCGGCTTGTTGGTAGGTAAACATTACCAAAATAAAGGCTCCAGTTGTAGCCCAAACAATTTGTTCGATAGTCATATTGAATCTCCAATCATGCCTAACTTCATCGTATATGTGTCATACCTGCTTGAATAAGCTTCTGATAAGCTTTCTGCACAACGATAGCCTGACGTTCAGCATCTTCTACTGCTTTGTGACTTGTAACGTGTCCACCGTCTTTCAACGAGACACCGGCAAGGTCGTAGATAGTGCGACAATCACGTACATTCCAAAACTGCCAAGGATACTTCATGTCAAGGTCACGGAATGCACTTTCTGCAATCACGATATCAAAGCCACTGCCGTTAGACCAAACTTTGTCAGCACGATTCCAGCAGAACTTATATAGTTGCTCCATACATTCCTTATATGAAATGCGGTCACGGTCGCCCATAGCTTCTTCAATTGCTTCGGGGCTTTGCTCTCCCCACCAACGAAGTGTATCATCGCTAATAGTGCGATTGAATACATCAGTTTGTTCTTCCATTGTAGGACGAAGCTCAAGCTTCTCCATTACGCCGACCCCGCGTGGGTCAAAACGCACAGCACCAATTGTAAGTATAACAGTAGAAACGTCGGTACTGAGTGTTTCCATATCGATCATAATATGATTAGCCATTAGAACTCCAAAAATTATCTAGCTTTGTAACATCTTCCACTATAGCACCATTTAGGTAATTAAGCAAGAGCATTGGGCGACTTTCGGGTAAATAATTTGGCATACTAGAATGTAACAATCTACAGTTGTACATTAGTACACTGCCTTTAGGCATGTGTTGCTGTTCATAAAAATCCCAAAAATATTTGTTGTACGCACCGTTGTAGCACAAATCGATATCCCAATCCGGCTCATGACTGTTTGGTACATAACCGGTCGCTCCCATTTCAGGGGTAGTGTCTTGTAATGATATAATGCACTGCACACCTAACAATCGCTCATCTGTGTTCCATCGCTTGAATCTATGAGGTGTGTCAACATGTGGATTTACTAGTTTAGTATCACCGTTAATTGTTACAATGTCACTAGCATAAAATACAGCATTATCTAGCTGCTCACTTATAATAGGCAGCAATATATCATTGACCGCAATTACTTCTGGCCAATCCATAACCATTTGACTCCACCAATAACTTATGTCCGGCAAGTCTTTAATTTTATCGCCTTCTGCATATACCTTGCCTGAGCTAGTTGCTCTAACAGGATACAGGGTATCTAACTTACTATTGATACTATCAATTAAATCGTCAGGGATAATGCTCTCAAGGAATAGATATCCCTCACCCTCAGTTAAATCATTCACATAACTTCCAATACATATATGTTTTTTCGTCAAGCACTATATATCCCGATACTTTGAACCACTCACCTAAGTATTTAGGGCCACCTAATCTTTTGCGGCACCATACTTCTAGTTCACTCGGGCCCATGCGTTCTGGACCAATAGGGATGCGAATGAAAGTCCTATCTTCCCAAACTCCATCTACTGCTATTTTCTTCTTGACCTTCTGAGTCTGCGGGACTACATCAACAATGTCTTCTACGGGTCTTAGCCCCATGTTAGTTTGAACCATATATAATCTCTTTCATATCTAAACTTGTATCTTAAACAATCAACGTCAAACTTCCATCTACAATGGCGTTCACATTTCCCTATGTTATCGTATATCCAGGTTAACATTTCAGTGTGGTCATCCACCGCTTGTCGAAATTGCCGTGCTGGAATAGTTACTTCATGCCAACCTGGCTTAGTGTGTTCCCATCCATTTTTTTCATCATAATAATTCATTGCCAGGTTAGTTTGAACCACATGTAATCTGAGTCTTCTTTGAATGCAAAGAACATAGTATCGCCACCGCTTATACCATTGATTTCGTAGACTTCGTAGTTTCCATGATGGTCCCAGAATCCGCGATGCCAATCATTGCGCCACTTACCCTGACAGTTCTGTTCACACCAAGCAACCATCTTTTCTATGTCAACATGGTAGTTAACCCAAACAGCGCCAGGACTATTATTACGAAGACCCTGCGGTTCTACTGGAAGTATATGAGGATAGCCGTGGTAAAAAGTATGGGCCCATCTTGCCCTGAAACCAACATCAGGATCATACTTGATTTCGTATTCACGCCAGGTCTTGTAGCCATAGTTTTCTAAGAAGCGTTTCTCTTTGTAGCCCTTCCAGCGTTCTTTGAGTTGTTTAATCATGTCCATTTTAATAGAAACCATGCTAAATCTTCTTCTTTGTCAAATATGATAGTGTCACTGTATCCAGTTCTATCATACTCAACTCTCCCTCCCCATTTCTTTAATCCTGTTTTCACATCAGTATCATTGAGACTAAACAAAAAATTAAACCACCAATCTTGAGTCTGGTTGTTCTTATCGTTTATGCACAGAGTATACATCAGTTCCACCGTAATAAAAATGCTAGCCTATCTTGTTCATTTTTAAACTCTAATATCATACCTGTTAGTGCCCAGCCCGGAGTACATTGATTAGTCCAATCTTTAATCTCTTGCTCATTCTCAACATAAAACTTATAGTCAGCCACAATGACAAACGGTTTCATATGTTTCGGAGAGGTTATAAATCTCATCGGTATCTCAACAGGAAGACAGTGTACTTACGTTCATCTACAACTTCAAATGCTTTATCGGGCCAGTTAACCAATCGTAGACCGTATTCCGGTTCGGATATCTGATTACAGTGTTCATTTGAAATACCAATCTGCCGGTAATCGTAGGACTTATCAATCAGTTGATCAGTCCATGTATCAAATAGTTTAGCATCCATGTGAAAAAACTTGTTCATAGATACCCTAGGATAAAAGTCAGTGCTTCTTTCTTCTCATCAAAAATAAAGTCATAGTCCCAGCGGCTTCTATAGAGTCCTTCACTATCCCAAGTATATCCTACATTAAACCGCCGTTTGATATAGTAACTCATGTTACGTTCTTTACACCAGTTAAATGAATCAGTAGTGTTAAGTACCCCACGAACTCTCACGCAGTATTTCTGACCGCGACGAACTACTTTGTAAGTATCAATAGCCTGCGGCATTCAACAGTTCCTTGACCTGTGTCACCATTTCGTTGTTACGTCTAAACTTGATAGCCCATTGTTCTGGATTGATGTAATCTATAATCATCTTTTGCTGGCTTTCATCAAGTTCTTCTAGAAACTTGACACCGCTCTCGCTCTGATAAAGCATCCATGGACTAATCTTGCCAGTAGTTACAGCATACGCTAATTTGTTTCTATTAGCATATCGTAGACAATCTTTGGTTTCGATACCTGAATCCTTAGAGATAGTCATCGTAGCTTCGATACTACGAGCGATAGCATCCAGCGGGTCTTCTGTCTTTAAGTACTCAATAAGAAATTTAGTATAGTTAGTATCGCTGCACCAACTATCAATCTTTATCTGATTCTTCAACAGCCAGTCAGCATACCTAACTACATTGATACACTTGATATCAACGCAATAGTGACCGAACTTGACAAAGGCAATGTAGTATGCACTTTTCGTGAAGTCTACATATGTTCTAGGTTTTTTAGATGCAGTATTCTTTTTGTAGAATTCTACCCAAGCTTGAAATCCAATACGATTACCTGGCTGGTCTTTGTCTTGCCATCTGCGCTTGTTTTCACAAAGGTGTTTCATCATCGTAGTCTCTCGTTGGAAACTCCGCTTGCAAAACTCACAAGAAAACTCGGTTTTAGTTACCGAGCTTTCTTTCGTATTCTTCGATTTCTTTATCTGTAACAAGCTCACTTAATAACTCAATCTCATCAAATTTTAATTCGGGGAATCTATTAGCAAGATACATCTTTTTCTTGTGATTGTCAACAAAAACTTCGGATATGATGTTTAAGTCACTGTCACTTGATTTAGGATATACCTTTTTAAAGTAGTCTTTAATCTCCTTAGTCTTAGGAGACTCTTTCAACTTACTAACACGGTCACGGATATGCGGAATCCATTGATGAAACTGTTTGCCAATACCCGGGCTTGCAGCACACAACATCAACCATTGTAGCTTAGGATGCTTCTGTACATTCTCGTTGAACATATACTTGTTAGCATGATATTCAGTGCTTTGCAGATAATAAGATTGAATATCCTTACTACCTTTAACTGCACTAATCCAATGTATCATCATGAATGGCACAAACTTCTTTTGCTGTTCAGGAGTCAACCTATCATAATACGAATAGTCTTTGCGGTCGATAGCCGCGATTGCGTCGAAAAGATCAAATTCAATCTTTTCAAACTTTTCGTCTGCTGATAGTTTCTCTTTAGCCATTATGCTTTTAGTGCCTCAATCGCAATAGCGTGTTCAATAGCTTGACCAATGCTGTCACCGTTGTTAACAATAGTCAATGTCGGCCCATCACTATCTCGCATACGATCATTCTTGTAATGTTCAATCACGTACCCGCCTGATGCCGGATAGAGAGTGAAGCGAATGCTCTTGTTTGCATCAATGCTCCGAGATTGAACAGAGTCTACTACTGCATATGTTCTATCCTCATCACGAGAATTTTCCCATGCTTCGCGGCACCATTGTGCAAACTTACGTTTTAACCAACCCATCTTCTTTTCCTTCTCTTTTTGTACCTTGCGATTTCTAGCAGAATCAAGCCTAAATACAGTTTGGCTGGGTAGAGTGCCTGCTATCGTTCTGTTGTACTTTGCCTGACCTAACGATAAGCTACCATTACCCGATGACATTAATAATCTTTCTCTACTAGGATAAGCTGGAAATCAGAACCTTTACCATCAGTTGAACTATCACCTAAATCTTCAAGCTCTTCTCCGGCATAATTCAATCCAGTGACAAGTTCCCAACCATCGTAATCACCCGTAGTAATTACAAGTTTCTTGGGGTCAAAAGCTTCATCTTCACATTCAAACGAGAGGAAGTGACCTTTCTCAATGCTTTGTCCAAGGAAGTAAACGTCTCCGTCTTCAAGAGTTTCTTGAGGATAAATCTCTTCGGTTTGTTCTGTGTCGGCGCCCATATCAAAAAAAGCATCAGCAGTTAGTGCATCATAAATTACTGTATCGTTTTCATCCATCACAGTGATGTAACAGTCTTCTAGTGAAGGACCAGTGTGGTGTGCAAGGTTATCGCATTCATGCCATTCGCCGGGATGAAACGGACGAATGTCTTCGTCAATTTCTACATCGTTTTCCTCAAAGAAATCGTCATTCCAAGCATAGTCCTCAAAATCAATTTCATGTTCTTCAACAACATCATAAAATTCACGCTTGACGGAGCCGATTACTACTTCGCCGCCGCGTCCACCAATTTCAATTCTGTACTTCATTCTTCTTTCCCTTCTTCTTTGAAATAGAAATTTCAACGTTTGGGTACAAAGTACGAATTACACCCATAACGTCTGACTGCTTATTCTTCTTTTGAAAAGTCTTAATAAGTGTTTCAGTAATCATTGTTTTTCCTTTGGTTGAGTTCACTAAGAATGTAAGCGTAGAGTACTTGACTTCCTGCCCAAAAAATACCGAGAGCAAGAAAAATTATTAGCCCGACAATTATGAAAGGCGTGAGAATCCAAGCTAACACTACTACTAAGAATGCAATTAATTTGTTCATCATCAGAACACCTGACTATAATCTACTACTTCACAATTTCTACTAATCTCCTTAACAAAGTAGATACAACGAGGTTGTTCCCCTTCATCAATCGGTACACACAAAAACTGACCATTTCTGAGTCGAGGTGCATACCAAGTAACATCAGGGTAGATATCTAAAATTTCAATAGGGAGAAATGAAGGGGAGAATGAAGTTCGTGGATTAAACTGAAAAGCATTGAATCCCCTATCGTTCAAACTAGAAAGCGGTAACGTTTCTAAATCGCCATGTTCTTGTTCTCCGATCAATATCTGCCAGTCGATTGGCATCTTAATAACCTTATCTGCAACCTTGATTACTAGTGCAGGGCTGTTGAATGATTCTAAAAAGATTAGCGGAATAAAATGATAATCGACATTTGCTGGGGTAGAGTTATCTAGAATTGCAAACAGCAAATCATCGATTTCATCCGGAAGTGTTTCCAGATTATAGCTTTCGTTTTCTAAAGTAAGTATTCTCATAATGTTATTCTATCAACCTTTACTGCATATGTCAAGCTATTAATAATCCAATTTCTCTATACTGAAAGGATAGTTGGCTTCTTTGTAAAACTGCTTGCGTTGTGTTAAGTGTCGTTTAGCAAACTTACAAGAACTTGTAACATCCCAAATCTGTACATGGTCCTTGTCTTCTGCTTTACGAATGCCTCTGCCTATCGACTGAATAACTCGTACAAACGACTTACCAGGCTCGATAAGAACCAAATTAAAGATCCGAGGAATATTAATACCGACAGCCGCAACGCCGTACGTTGCGACAATAATTTTATCGTCGCTCGTGGCAACCTCATCATATTCTGCCTTTCTTTCTGTTAGACCAGTGCCGCCGTTAACGAACACTGCATTGGAACCTAGTCTGCTTACGATTTCTTTTCCTGCGTTCACTCGGTCAACAAGTACGAGAGTGTTCCCAGTCAGATTCACCTTTTCGATAAGTGCAGCAATTGTATCAAGGCGATTTGAATCTTCTAGTAGATGTTTCAATTCTGACTGGTAGTTAGTGAACTCAACCTTATCCTTAAGCTGAAC